AGGGTAGTTGGTAGTGTGCTGGCATTAGGAGCCAGGTTTTTTTCGTGGTTGGGTATCCCCACCAGCTTTGGTGGATTGTCGCGATACGGAATCGTTTATCCATTTTAAAGTTTCTGACGTATCTGGAATGGGCTGGATGCTCCAGTACTCCGCCATTAAGGAGCATTCGCTCTGTGCAAAAGAGAGCCAGGTCTTTCTCGCCTGGTCGAGGCTTAGCCCAATGCCTTGTAAATGCTGAATAACCGCGACACGGTGGGTGTGCAATGACGGGAAAAGTCCCTGTATAGGATCGTGCATCTCTTTTTTCATCGTAAACCTCCAGATTTTCGATTGTTTTGTAAATTGATTTTCGTGCTGCGCAGAGCACTGCAATTTTCATGTTTTTTGAGTGACGGTGTCACTCATGACAGTTACATCAAGATAGATAACTGTCAAACCCCCTGAAGCCCCCCTTAGAAAGGGGGGCAATAGAGATTTTAATATTGAAAACATTGAGTTTTCTTTATTCAGGGGAAGGGGCCTCCCCCTGCGGGGTGGCCCCTTCCCCTGAAACCCCTTCCCCACCTTCAGCGGCTAGGGCCGCTGGGGGTGGAATAGTTAGATCCGGGGATGGTTTTTCTTTCTTTATTAGACCAAGCTCTATCGCCTCTGGCTTATTAGCTGGATCTTGAATAAAGGTTAAAAACTCACCGGGATCGTTGTTGAATTTATTCCTTATTTTTGAGGGTAGTTCTTCGAACATTGTTTTGGCGTTAGCAACTATTGCTTGTGCCTCGTAGAACGAGAGTGATGTTGCATCGCCGTAGTAACCTGCGTCTTGTCGCAGGTATGGTGATGATTGGCCGCGCATTGCGCGTGCCATGATGACGTTGATATCGCAGTCCTTCGCATGATTCTGTTCAGTTCTGCCGTCATTTGCTACTTTCGTAGCGTATTTTCTTTGCTTGAGTGATCGCATTTTTTTACCTTTTTGGTACTAGTGAACCGCCGCCGAGGACGGAGGATGTGAATTCGCGTAGATAGCGCATGACAGTACCGAATTCGGTCGCTGTCATTTCGCCCTCGCGGCGTTTTATTTTGAGCTCTTCTTCCAGCATATCGATATAGATGATTTTTTCATCGATGTTTAGCTGTCCGAGTGCGTTCTGGATATCTTGACCCCATGCTTGTGCATTGGTGAGGTCTGTTTGTTGTACTAGTAGCTTGACCTGGTTGCTTATCTGGTCGCGCTTTTTTACTGAATCGAACGCTGATGTTGCCGCTGTTGCGGCTCCGATAGCCTGAGATCCGATTTCCGGTTGCATTGGGATAGCGCCGGGGGCTGTAGCTTGGGCACCTCCTGGTGTTCCTGCTCCCGAATTGGCCGACAAGATAGGATTTAATCCTGCGGCCCTTAGATCGGCGACCTGGTCGAAGTGCTGAGTACGCCGCATATGGTGCTGCCAAAATCTGGCTTTAGCGGCTTCCGAGCGGTTGAATTGTCGATTGACTTCGTTGAGATTAGCATTTGCTCGATTAGCGTTGCTGGCTGAGTTAGATGCCAAGATCGCTGCGCCAATGGTGGCGCCGCCTATAATAGCGGGCATTTTTCCCTCCTGACCTTTAGCATTTCATTAGCCAGGTCTGCTAGCTCGTCGAGCGTTTTTTTATTGGTGTCCGGTTTTAGGTAACCGGGATGAAGGGCCATGGAAACTAGGCCTGTAAAGTACATATCCCATATGTTGAGTTCATCTTCCATTAGAGTTTAGCTCCGAGTTGTGGAGTAGAGAAGATTGGGAGCGGCCTGACACAGGTCATGTTGATGTATGAATCAAATATAAAGTCCGGTTCTGATGGCACAGCGAGTACACGGTCCATAGGGACGTCTTCGGTGATAAATGTGTTGCCAAGGGTAGGCAGACCGGTGAAGTCTTGTGAGAGGTGCCATACGTCGAGCGACTGGGCATGGTTTGAACGGAATACTCCGGTAATTTGAGAAGGTTTGTAGCGCATTTCGGACCAGCGCTCCTGATATCCGAAAATTGCGGCATCTGCTGCGGCGTCTGCCGATCCTTGTGCATAGATTTCCTTATTTAATACTCCTTGTTCGCCTATGTGCGCGAGGGCCGGAAAGTAGAAATCGTAGCGTGTAGAACGGGACCACATACGGTTAAGTCCCTGCTGATATGTTAGATCGGCGCGCACGTTCATGAGACCGATTATTAAAGTGTGCTCGACGAACGATTTTGTGAAGCCGCTTGATCCTGAAACGGTTCCGATACCTGCTAGTGTTCCCTGCGCGGTTGTTCCTGCTTCTGATGTTTGTGCTACAGGATTGATATTGACCACTGTTGTGTTGCCGCCAAGGAATTCCGGACGTTGCAGCCTGGCGTCAGGTGATGTTACGCCGAAGTGGCTTTTAATGATCTCAATGTACCTTGTACCGCCACGTGCATCGCGTTGGAGCATTACTTGCAGTTGTATTGATAGATTGAGTGCGTCGATGGTGGCCGCTGTCGCGTCGGACAGGTCGGCAATAGCGCCAAAGTCGCCACCGTCAGGAACAAAAAGATTTGCTGCTGTTGCATTTCCGTACCATTGTCCGGAGGTGGTTGCCTGTACGCCTGCTGTTAATGTACCTGCATCGGATCCTTCAGCGAGTTGAATTTGGGTTCCGTCTCCTACGATTGGTGCGGATGTGCCTAATGGGAGTGAGACTGGATCTCCTTTTTGGGGCCACGGTAGACAGGAAGTGAAATAGTCATGACGTTTCCCCCTTTTCTGCATGGCATACTCGGACGGCAGATCGGGTCCGTCGTCACGAGGTACGTCGAGAGAATCCTGTAGGTTTTGATCTCTGAACCATTCGTTCCATGTAAGGTAGTAAGCACGGTGCCAGAGTGCTGAGTGGGTAAGGTCGGGGACCTCTGTAGGTAGGCCGAAATAATCGTGGATACTACCAGCAAGATAGCCAGTAACAGCGGTCGATACCATTTGTGGAATTGTATAATCAATTGAGTCTCCCGGGTCTACTTGTTCACCCATCATTTTTTGAAAGTTGTCCCAAACCAGGCGGTAAGGGATTGCGAAATAGAAAGTATCAAGGAACAAATTATCCATTATTGGTTTAAGTGGTGTTGCCATCCTTGCGAACACGTTTGCGCGAACCTTGAATGTGTCGCCTGGTACTGCCTCGTCTACGAGGAAGGGGACTAGATCGTTCGCGTTAAATGTTGTTTTATAAGCATGACTGCGGTCGAACGATGAACGCATTTGCGGTGCTGGTTGGATTGTTGCGTAATTATGTTGCATTACGGTTTTCATTGGTTTTTAGCCTCATTGATTTGTGTTGATATTTCAGGAGCCGTTACCGGTCTACGATGAATCTCCTGTTCTTCTGTTTTTTGGAATTCCTGTGCTGTGCCAAGACTTTTGGGCGTAAGCATAGTTTCGATGATTGCTGTGTCGTCATCAAATGTACCGATGTTGAATAGCGTGTAATCTTCCGGATTGGCTCCGAACTGGTGGTTAGGGTCGTTTGCTGCGTTTGCGAATACCCTGGTGCCCTGTCCGAGTTGTGGGAGGAAGAATGGTGGCAAGTATGCTTCTGCTTTTGAATCGTAAACGGAAAATATGTGCATTTTCATAGGTTTCTCCTAAGTTGAGATAGTTGGGCCTTTTTCACGGTTTCCCGAGCGGCCAGTCTCTCGGGCGTGTTGTCTTTTAAATGCTTTCGAGCGTTTCTTTTGCGCGTAATTTTGAGAGCCTCGAGAGCGTCTGGGTCATCGCGCTCGAGTAGAACATCATAGTATGGAGGCGGGTTTTGAGGTACGCCCCTGACTGTAATAGAGTCCTTTGGGTATACGTCTGATTTGTATGTATTGAACCAATGGGCTGAAATGCCCGGGCGTCGAGACATGGTGGAGTATTCTGGTTGTAATTCAATTGTTTCTCCTGTTAGTGGATGCGTTGTCGTGTAATGCTGTTCAGCCTGGTCGCCGGTTATTTTCTTTAGTACGTATCTTGCAACGTAAGCAGCAGACTCGAAAGTAACTTCCCCAGTGCTTGCGAGTCCGTGAGTCCATAGTCCATCAAGAGTATCGCTAGAATATAAAATAATACCTTCTCTCTCTGAGATGATCTCTTTATCTTTGAATTGATGGTTGAAAAGGATTGCGTGATAGTGTGGACGCGCAATGAAATCATTATCTGGCGTAGCTTCACCGTATTCCCCTGCTTGATAGAACCTAATTGTTTTATTGCTATATTTTTTTCTCAGTCGCTTCATAAAATTCTGGAAATGCGACTTGTTGAGTGAGTGATCCCAAGGGAGATTGTCGTCGTCGTAGGTTAGCGTTATGAACGCGTTTTCCGGATGTAGGCTCGCTTCGTGCATCATTCGGGTCGCCCATTGTCGGCTCTTGTCTAGTCTGCAACCTACACACTGCCCGCACTTCACCCGTATTTCTGTCGACGTTTTTGAGTGCGATTTCGTGAATAATATCACCGATTTTCCGGTGCCAGTTTTCTCCTGGGTGCGGTATGCAGGAATTGGGTGGTAGCACGACACGCATTATAGCCGGCCGCCGCCGCGGGCCGGTCGGGGTGTAAGGTTTGATGGGTTAGTGCGCATGGCAGTTTTTGTGAAATTGCTTCTAGTATTTCTCGGTGCTGATCTACGGTTTTTCATGGTTTACCTCTATGAGTTTAATTAGCCAGGTTGCGAACCCGATTGTAGTGTAATGCCTCTGGAAATGCGACATTGACTCGAATATTTGTTTTTCTTTTCCTTGCATTTGTAGGGAAAAGGGTGTTTCGGGTAGTTGGTAGTGTGCTGGCATTAGGAGCCAGGTTTTTTTCGTGGTTGGGTATCCCCACCAGCTTTGGTGGATTGTCGCGATACGGAATCGTTTAT